TAAGCCGTTTATGACGATAGAAACGCTGATGGATGAACGGATTTACCGCGCTAAAAGGCGCGAAGCCGTGCAGTCTATCGAACATATACAGCTAAGTTATCACGCGGAACATTTTGCGGATAGGACGCGCATGGCAGACGAAATAAGCGATTTATTGACGTTTAATAAAATACCGTTAATTAAAGCAGATGGGAGCGATAGCCCTATCGGCTTTTTTGACGTGGAGGTAACCGCGGTAATTCCGATGCCCGCCGATGATTTGGCGAGGGAATCGGAAAAGCACCGCGTACACTTTGATTTAGAAATAGAACGAATAAAAAGGGGAGGATAAATTATGTCAGAAGCAGTCGGATATAAATATAAAGGCGAGGACGTGCTTTATTTAGTCGATTTAGGCGACGGATTAATTAGACCGTTTGACCAGACGGGCGGAAGTACGTCAATCACATCTGACGATTTAGAAGTGTCGACTAAAGACCGTACCGGAGTGGATTATGGGGATGTTACGGAAGAGCGCTCGTTTGAGGGCGACCTCGTGCATGGCGACCCGTTTATTAAGGGTGTTAAGCAGGCGATTAGGAATAAGCGTTTTATCGAGATTTACGAGGTTAATTTAGTTACTAACGAAGCAGAAAAAGGGCTACACAAAATTAATTCGTTTGAATTAAGTTACGATCACGGCGACTTTGCGACTTACACGCTCGACGCTGCACTGTTTGGCGACGTAGAGGAAATCGAATTAACAGAAATCCCGGAAGGCGCACCACCGCTAGAGTTAGGCGGAAATGACGATGACGGTTCAGGTGGAGTAGAAGGATAGTCACGGGCGGGCGCAGGCTCGCCTTTTTAATATCATCGGAGGACGTAAATCTACAATATCGACGACGGTCGTTAAACGGGAGGATGTAATTATGGCAACTTTTAATATTAACGGTAAAGAGTACGAGTTAAAAATTACTTTTGAGGCGGTTAAGCGTCTAAATAAAGCGTTCGAGGGCGGAAGTTACGAGTTAATTGGCAAGGCTATTGCGGGTGATTTTGAGGCGTTTCCAATCATCGTACATGCGGCTTTATTGCACACGGGCGAAAACTTTTCGCAAGCGGACGTTACGCAAGCGATTGAGGAATTATTCGAGCAAGAAGCAATTACATTTGAAGATATACAGCGCATTGCTAACGAGGTAGTTACGGAAAGTTTTTTCTACAAACCGACAGTCGACAAGTTGATGAAACAGAATCCGGAGATGAAGAAAGCCTACGAACAGTTAATGGCGTAGAACTTGACGTCGTAGAATCGGCAATCTTCGACGGCTGGCGTCATCTAGGTTTAGACTCGACGCAAGTCTTATCGAAAACGCCGCGCGAGTTTGCGATAATGATAGCAGCGCATGTTGAGCGCAAGTACGACGAATATGAGCGTATGGCATCGCAAGCAATGATGGTGAGGGCGGCTTATCACAAAGAGAAGCTCCGTCAATCAGACTTATTTAAGCGACCTACGGGCGAGATTAAGACGGACAAGACGGCGGAGGACATCGAAGAAAGACAGCGCGCAATTATCGAGCGTTTAAGCAAGTTCGAGCAATTTGCGGGCAAGTTTGGCGGAAAGGAGGAAACGGATGGCTAACGATATTTTAGTCAAGATAGGCGCGGACATCTCCGATTTTAGTCGCAAAATGGCGGAATCCAATAGGGCGCTAAGCAATTTCGGCAAGGCTAACGCGGAAACATTTGACGCATTTAAAAAGACGGGCGCAGTCGTTACCGGGGCGGGCGTAGCGCTTGCGGGTGGACTCGGTATCGCCGTAAAAACAGCGTCTAACTTTGAAGAGGCGATGAGCAACGTAAAGGCGATAAGTGGCGCTACAGGCGACGAGTTTAATAGCTTGCGAGATAAGGCAATGGAGATGGGTGCTAAGACGGCTTTTAGTGCGTCGGAGTCGGCGGACGCTATGGCTAACCTAGCGCAGATGGGCTGGAAAACTAACGATATTTTAGCCGGAATTGAGCATACGCTAAACCTTGCGGCAGCGGGCAATTTAGAGCTTGCGGATGCGGCGATGATTACGGCTAATACGATAAACCAATTCGGTTTAGAGGCGAGCGATGCCGAGCGAGTAGCGGACGTTTTAGCGGCGACAGCGTCAAGCGCCGGTACGGATGTAGAGGAGATGGCTCACGCGTTACAGTACGCGGGGGCTAACGCGCATGCTGCCGGAATGGACATCGAGCAGACGGCGGCCTTTATCGGAGTGCTAGGAGATGCGGGTATTACCGGGTCTAAGGCAGGCACGGCGCTTAACGCTATGCTGCGTGACTTGAAGAAAAACGCGGAGGATGGCGCATTAGCCGTAGGGGAACAAACAGTTGCTCTGTACGATGCCAACGGAGAAATGCGCCCAATGCCGGACGTCATAGCTGAAATTATTAGGGCTACAGAAAAGATGTCTGACGAGCAAAGAGACGCGGCATTGTCGACTATCTTTGGAGAACAAGCGCTTGGGGCATTTAACGCTATCGCAAGTCAAGGCGCAGACGCCGTAAGTAATTTAGCGAACGAATTGTATAACGCGGGTGGCACGGCGCAAGAGATGGCGGAAATACAAATGGATAACCTTAACGGAGCGCTGACAGAGTTAAGCTCGGCGTTTGAGGGTATGCAAATATCTATCGGAAGTGCTTTAATACCCGCAATAAGATTGGTAGCTGAGTGGATAAAAAGCCTTGTAGATTGGTTCAACGAATTGTCGGAAACTACTAAGCAAAAAATAGCGATATTTATGGCTTTAACGTCAATTTTACTAATTGTTGGCGGGGGCTTCCTTTTATTGATCGGATTTGTACCGCAAATAATAAGCGGATTTCAAGCCGTTACGACGGTAGTAAGGACGGCAGGGCTTGCGTTTGCCGGTCTTAATTTACCGATGTTGGCTGTAGTAGCGACTATCGGGGTAGTAATCGCGGCAATCGTCCATTTATGGCGTACTAACGAAGATTTTCGTAACAATGTCACAACCATCTGGACGAACATACAGACGCTAATTGCAGGCGTATGGGAAGCGATTAAGCCGGGAGCAATGGCTTTTATCAACATCCTAATGGCTCTAATAGGCGTAATGGCGCAGGTAATCGGCTGGGTGGCTGGCGTAGTGGCATCGTTTACGTCTTGGATCATCAGCTTCATTCAAACTCATTCGTGGGTAATGACGCTCATACAGGTTTTGACGGTTATTGCCGGTGTAATAGCGGGACTAGTCGCGGGGGTCGCGGTCGTTGTTAAAGTGTTTACCGCATTAGTTGCGGTTGTAAAAGTAGTCGGCATCGTATTAGCGTTCCTAACAAGCCCTATAGGGCTGATTATTGCAGGGATAACCGCGCTTGTTGCGGCGATAATCTGGCTAGGCGGCAAATTCGAGTGGTTGGGCAATCTATTGGACGGCGTAGCTAATTTTATGTCTAATGCTTGGAACAAGTTTCTCGGCTTTTTTGGAAAAGGTACGAAGGACGCGGCGGACGAAGCTGAAGAGGCTATCGAAGGGGTGTCCGAGTCAGGCAAGGCAAATCTCGAAGATTTAGCAGAGTCAGGCACCGAATCGGCTGGAAAGTTAAAGGACGGCGTACTCGATAACGTCGGCGAAATTAAAGAAGGCGCAAGTTTTGATTTAGAAGCTCTTAAAACAGACGGGCTAAGCGAATTGGGCGAATTGAACGTCGAAGGAGTCGGCGAAATAGCCGAAATGAAAGACGGCGTAACGACGGAAATTGGTGACATGAAAGACATTAGTATCGACGATTTAAAAAGCTTAGAAATCGAAGGAATCGACGCAATGGCCGGGCTGGACGACGGAGTTACGTCGGAAGTAAGTGCGATGGCGTCAGACGTTAAAAAGGACGTTGGTGACATGGAAAACGTAGCGTCGGGAGATTTTAGCGGACTTACAAAAGACATGTCAGCTAACGCTAAAAAAGTAAGAGACGAAGTAACGAAGTCGTTTGCCGGAATGTCGAAAAAAATTAGCGAAGAAATGGGCAAAATTCGCAAAGTCGCGAGCGTAGGTATGTCG